TTAGAGATAGCTAAGGATTTTAGTGAAAAAGAAGAACAACATTTTAGAAAAATGTTAAAACAGGGGGGTAAACTTAAAATTAAAAATAATGTATTTAATATTAAGAAGTATGAATATAAACAGAGAAATAGTAAAGGTGAAATTGATAGTCCTGCTAGACCCCATAATCCCGATTATTGGAAATGATAAATAAAGAAAAATATAGACCTTTACCACCACACGTTACAATTAAACCTTCTAAAATCGATGGATTAGGATTATTTGCTACTAGAGATATAGATGCTGAATTAGAATTAGGGATGACTCATTACCAAGAAGATAAATTTCAAGATGGATTTTTAAGAACTCCTTTAGGAGGATTTATTAACCACTCGGACACTCCTAATTGTTGGTTAAGAGAACATTTAGGTAATTATCACCTAGTCACTTTTGAAGATATAGAAGAAGGAGAAGAAATAACAGTATGTCACAATTTATATGATCCAACTGAATGAAACACCTAGAAGATACACCAGAATTTATATGTGATAAAGAAAAAAAGAACTATTGTGTTTATATAGATACTGATAGTAACTATTTTCATGCTGAACCCATACTTAAAAAGTTGTATCCTAATTTTACTGAAATGTCAAATGAGGAAAAAGATGATTTAGTTGAAAAATTAGCTACAGCAAGTCAAAATAAAGTAGGCCCTGTTTTAAAGCAGATAACAGAACAATCATTTAACCAATACAACCCAGAAAACCAAAGAATTGATTTTAAAAATGAATGTGTGTTAAGATCAGGTTATATTAGAGCTACTAGAAGATACACTCAATATATTACTAGGGAAGAAGGTATCAAAACAAATAAATTTGATATTAAAGGGTTGGAGTTTAAAAAAGCTAATTTTCCACCTAAATTTGGTAAATTTTTTGAAGAATTAGTTTTAAGTGCTTTAGAAGGTATTGATAAAGAGATATTAGATAATAAAGTAAAAAAGTTTAGAACAGAAATATTAAATGGAACAATACCTTTATCTGATTTAGCTAACCCAACAGCAGTAAAAAAACTAAATAAATATACAGAACGTAAAGCTAGATCAGGAGAAATATTCTCTAAAATAGGGAAGGGTGCTCCTGCGGCAGTTAAAGCAACTATCGTTTATAATGATTTACTAAGATTTTGGAATTTGCATAAAACACATAGTGAAATAGCTCAAGGAGATAAGATTAAATGGGTTTATTTAAAGCATAACCCATATAATATTGAAGCAATTGCTCTTTTAGAGTGGGATTACCCAGATAAAATGCGTACATTTATCGAAGAATATGCTGATAGAAAAAAAATATTTGAAAGTGTATTATTAAATAAATTAGAAGGGTTTTACAGTGATTTAGAATGGCAATTAAATTTAAACCCTTATAAAGAAATGTTTTTTAACTTATGATAAATAAATTAGTTTTACAAAATTTAATTAACAAATACCATTTAGGTATGGTTCAATCAGTTAATTGGAGTGTTAAAAATAAAACAATATTAATTGATTTTATGGACCCGTCTAAAGAAGTGATTGGGAATGTTGAGCATACTGGGTTTGAATTAGAAGATTGTGATTTAGCTGTATTTGATACTAAAAAATTACAAAATTTAATTTCTATTACTAATGGGGATCTAATAGTGGAATTAGAAAAAAACCATCTAATACCTACTAAACTAAAAATATCAGACCCAAACTTTAATTTAACGTATAGATTAGGTGACCCTTTATTAATTGATAAAGTAGGAACTGTTAATGTCCCTGAATGGAAAAATAAAATCCCAGTTGAAGTAGAAGATTTAGAAAACTTAATTAAAGCTAAAAAAGCATTAGGAGAAGAAGATCATATGTTTATAGAAACAACTCAAAATGAAGATGGAGATAACATATGTCAATTTATATTTGGGGATGAGAAGGAATTTGATAGTAAAATCACCTATCAATTACAGGGTGATATAAATGAATTAGGATTAAAAATGCCATTTAACTCAGAATTATTTAAATCTATTCTATATGCTAATAAAGATATGGACATTGGGGAAATTCATCTTACTAGTACAGGTTTAATGAAATTAAACTTCAAATCAGATAATACTACAAGTGAATATTTTATAGTAAGAAAAGTAGGGGAAGATTTTTAAAAAAAATAATTTGGTTATTCTTTTTTCCTTTCGTATATTTATCATTGCAAGCTTAGGATGCACAAACAGCTCACCAAATTGGGAGCCGAGTATTTAAAAACATAAATTTAAGAATTATGACTTATTTAAGAGAAATAGAACAAGGCCTAGCGCCAAGAATAACATCACCTTTTGACATACTTGTCAGAAATTTTTTCGATACAGAATCACCCTTTCACCCTTTACAATCAATTAAACTTAAACATCCAGTTGATGTTTATGAAGATAATGATGGTCTTCATTTAGAAGTAGCTTGTACTGGGTTAACTAAAGAAGATGTAAACCTTGATATTGAGGGAGACATTTTAAAAGTTAGTTATACAAAACCTGAAAATGATAATAATAATAGAGAATATCATTACTCAGGTATAGCTAAAAGATCATTTAATTTTGGTTACAAAGTAGCTAATAAATTTAGATTATCTGATGCTAATGCTAAGATGGAGAATGGATTGTTAACAATTACAGTTCCTTATGCTCCTCATGTAGTAACAAAACCATTATCAATAAAAATAAAATAAAGAAAAAGTCATCCTAAGCTTGTTTTATTGATTTCCTTTTATTATATTATATACAAAATTACGTTATGAAATTAAAAGCACTATTCAATGCTGTTGTAGTAAAACCAATAGAATCCGAAGAAGAAACATTTGGAAATATTGTAGTTCCTGATATTGGAAAAGAAAAAAACCAACAAGGAGAAGTTATAGCAGTAGGTCCAGGTTTAACTACTCAAATGGGCGGTTTTATCCCAACCCAATTAAAAGAAGGAGATATTGTAGTTTTACCTACAATGGGATTTACAAAACTAGATTTTGAAGGGGAAGAATATCATATAGGACCTGAAAATCAAATATTAGCACGAATTGCTAATGAAGAATCAGAAGAAGATTTACCATTTTAAAATAAAATTATGTCAAAAATTATTGAATTAGGAGAAGAAGGCAGATCAAAATTAGTTAATGGAATTGATATCCTAGCTGATTCTGTTATTTGTACTTTAGGACCCAACGGTAGAAATGCTGTAATATCAAACCCAAATGAAAGTGTAAAATCAACAAAGGATGGGGTTACAGTAGCTAAAAGTATAACCTTAAAAGATCCTGTTGAGGAAACAGGAGTTAAATTAGTAAAACAAGCAGCAATCAAAACAGCAGATAAAGCAGGGGATGGTACAACTACTTCTACTTTATTAGCTAGAGAAATGATACATGGAGGACTATCAGCTTTGAATGAAGGAAAAAATGCAGTTCAAATTAAAAGAGATATTGATGCCTCAGTAAAAGAAATTGTTGAAGAATTAAAAAATATTAGTGAAGATATTTCATCTGAAGATCAATTAGAACAAGTAGCTACTTTATCAGCAAATAATGATCCTGAGGTAGGAAAATTAATTGCTACTGCTATTAAAAAAGTAGGTAGAGACGGTATTGTTCATATTGAAGAATCTAAATCAGGAGAAACATATTTAGAAACAGTTGAAGGTATGCAATTAGATAGAGGTTATAAATCTCATTTTTTTGTTACTGATAATGATAGTATGACTTGTACTTTAAAAGATGCTTATATTTTAATTGCAGATCATAAATTTACCCAAGTAAAAGAATTATTACCCATATTAGAACAAGTATCAGCTACCGATAAATCATTGCTTATTATTGCTGAGGATATTGATAATGAGGCTTTAGCTACTTTAATTGTAAATAAGGCTAGAGGTACATTAAAAGTATGTGCTATAAAGGCACCTGATTTTGGTGATAGAAGAAAACTTGTTTTAGAAGATATTGCAACATTAACAAATGGAGTAGTGTTTGATAAAGATAAAGGAATGAAGTTAGATAAATTTAGTTGGGATTGGTTTGGTGAAGCTCGTGCTATAACTATTTCTAAGTCAAAAACTACAATAGTTGATGGTAAAGGTACTGAAGAAGCTATAAATAAAAGAATAGATGAATTACAGAATCAAATAGATAATTCAACAACCCCATTTGAAACTGAACAATTACAAAATCGTTTAGCTAAAATGGTAGGTGGTGTTTCTATTATTCATGTAGGTGGGTTTAATGAAACTGAAATGAATGAGAAAAAAGATAGAGTTGATGATGCTCTTAATGCTACACAAGCAGCTTTAAGTGAAGGGGTAATACCTGGAGGTGGAGTAGCTTTAGCCCAAGCAAGAAAAGTTATAGCATCTGAGAGTATTGGATCAGTAATTGTACGTTTAGCGTGTAAAAAACCATTTAAACAAATTTTAGAAAATGCAGGAATTTCCCGGGATAAAATAGAATCTTTAGATAAAGAAATATCTATAAATGGTGAGTGGAAAGGATATGACATTAAACAAGATAAAGTAGTAGATTTTAAAGAAAATGGAATTATTGATCCACTTAAAGTAACTAGAACAGCACTTGAAAATGCAGCTGCAGTAGCAGGAACTGTATTATTAACTGAGTGTGTTGTTGTAGAAGAAGAATCAGAAAATAATCAACCACAATTAAACGGAATGTTCTAATGGATACAAAGATAGTTGAACACAATGAATTAATTGCCAAAAGAGTACCACCTGGAGATCAATGGGTACTAGTTGGTGATCCAAAAAAAGAAGTATTTAAAACACTTACAGATGCACTAGAGGCTTTTCACCAACAAACTAAGTTTAAAGGTGAATATAGATTAGCCCCTTTAAATAGTAAATTATATGCCATAAAAACCTCAGAAGAAGAAATAAAAGTTGAAGAACCTAAAACATTTTCTTTATATGGAGAATTTCAACAAGGAGTATAGTTATGAAAGACCACTCATTATTAGTAGAAAAATATAGATCAAAAGACTTAACACAATATGTAGGAAATGAACATATTAAAAAACAAATACAAAGCTATTTAAACCAAGATGATATTCAAAACTTCATTTTTTATGGACCTGCTGGAACAGGTAAAACTACTCTTGCAAAGCTTATTGTTAATAATTTGGATTGTGATTATTTATACATTAATGCTTCTGATGAACGTGGTATTGAAACTATTAGAGATAAGGTTACTTCCTTTTCAAGCACTATTTCATTTAAAAAGATTAAAGTTGTCATCCTTGATGAAGCGGATTTCCTCACAATTCAAGCGCAAGCATCATTAAGAAATGTAATTGAAAAGTTCTCTAGAACTACACGCTTTATTATGACGTGCAATTATGTAGAAAGAATAATAGATCCATTACAATCAAGATGCCAAGTATTAAAAGTTATCCCCCCAAGCAAGCAAGAAGTAGCAAAACATTTAAATAAAATTTTAATTGAGGAAATAGGAGAGGGATGGGATGTAGATGCTCTTGTAAGTATAGTTAACACTCATTACCCAGATATAAGGAAAATGTTAAATACTATACAATTATCTCTTAAGGATAAAAAATTAGTATTAGATAAATCTATAATAGTTTCAAATAACTATATGAATGAAGTTTTAGGTGAATTAAAAAAATCCAAACCTAATTGGAGAAATATTAGACAAATCATATTAAATTCAAATGTAAAAGATTTTGAGGAGTTATATAGATTCCTTTATGATAAAGCTAGTATCTATGCCCCTGGGAATGAAGGATTAGTTACAATATACTTAAATGAATATTCATATCATTCCCAATTCAGAATAGATAAAGAAATAAATATAATGGCCGCAATAGCAAAAATAATAGAAGTTAAAAAACCACAAGTAATATGAAAACTATAAATTGGATGGGGTATAAATGGATACCTAGAGAGGTATGGGGTAAATTTCACCCATTAAAACCCTATTGCTATTATGATTTAGAAGCTATTGATTGTGATGAAGATGAAAATTTAGTTTTAAAAACACACGTTAATCCTAAAAAATTAAAACATCCTCATACTAAAAAATTTATTGAAATTCCTATAGGAGTTGGGTTAATATCCTGTAAAGAAAAATTTGGATATGGATATTTCGAAATAGAGGCTAAATTACCTAAAGGTAAAAACTTATGGCCTGCTTTTTGGATGAGTCCTTTTGAAAGTTGGCCTCCTGAAATTGATGTATTTGAAGGGTATACAAAAAATAGAAAAAATTATTTCCATTTTAATTGGAAAAATCCATTTGGGTTTTGGAGAGTAGAAACTAATTTCCATTGCGGTAAAGAGCCTAAAAATTTTAACTTAGGTGCTAAAACACATTGGTTAGGTTTTAAAGACCCAACAGAACATTTTAATAAATTTGGGTGTATGTGGTCACCGAATAAAATAGAAATATTCTATAATGATAAGCTAGTTAGAAAATTAACTGATGAAAAATTATTAAAAGAATATCATGGAAAAACCATGAATGTTAAAATAAATGCCCATGTTGATAAAAATGTGGATAAAGAAAACCATAAAACATCTGAATATATAATTAAAAATTTTAAATACGAAAAACTATGAATCAAAATCAAGCGCAAGCAGCCCCAAATGTAGATTTAAAAAATACTACATCAATCGAAACCCCAAATGGAAATAAAATTTTTCAACAGGGAGTTATACTTAGACAAGTATCTAAATTTGTAGTAGGTGCAAGTGAAGATGCAATTTTACCAATTCCAGTATTTTACGATCCTGAAACTGGTAAAGTATTAGAACAAACTTTACCTAAAGAATTAAGAGAAGAATTCAAGGATGATACAATATGAAAAATATCTTTGATTGGTTAAATGAGGTAACATTAATAAAAAGACCAGTTGAGGACATTCCTAAAGAGTCTTGGGAAAAATGGAATTCATATATGATGCATCGTTATTTGTCTATGTATGTGGGTTATGTTGAAATAGTAAATTATGTTCAAAAGCTTAATCCCCAAAGTAAAAAACAAATATATAGCATTTATAGACAGCTTATTCCTAAGAAAAAAATTTGGTTAAAATATATTAAAAACCAAAATAAATCCCAAAAACAAGAATTAATAGAATATATATCTAGATATTTTGAATGTGGATTAGCAGAAGCAAGTCATTATATTAATATCCTACCTTCAGAAGAAGCAAAAAGTATATTATCTGAAATGGGGATTAATAATAAAGAAATTAAAAAGATATATAAATGAGTAAATTAGAAGAATTGCTTTACAGTGCTGAAGAGCATGGACAAAGACATAAAATGTTTGAAGAAATAAAACACCAAAAAATAAAATCACCTAATTTATCTCTAGAAGAAATATACGAAAAAGCTTATAATATAGTAATGAAAACATGAAAAAAAGTAAAATTATAGAAGCTTTAACTGCCCAGGCTGAGGCAGATAGAGTAAAAGCCTTAATGGCATTAGATTTATTAGAAAACCAAGCAGTAGGAATTGGTGATCACACAGCAAATGATTTTTTTAAAGATGCAACTGAAGCACTAAATTTATTAGCTGAGGCAGATGATAGATTAGATGCATTAGATAAATATTTCTCAAATAACCCATCATATGAAGGATAAATTTATAGAAGATTTAATAGAATCGAGAAAAGATTTTAAGACATATCAAGCAGAATCAGATCACACTGTAGCTCAATTTGAAGAAGAATATCCTGAATTATCTCAGGAATTTAAAATAATCCAAGATGAAATGTATAGAATGTTTGCAGCTAAGCATATGGATTATGGTTTACAAAACATTTCATTAGGTGGTGATTTAACTAAAGAAAATGATAAGAAATTTTCATTAACAGGTCTAGCAATTAGATTAACTGATAAAATTTCAAGATTAAGAAATTTACTTGCTAATGGTAGAAATTTTGTTAAAGGTGAGGGAATGGAAGACACGTTTCTAGATGTAGCTAATTATGGTATAATTGGTTTATTAGTTGGGCGTGATAAATGGAAAAAATAAATGAGGAAAATCCCTAAAATAGTAAAGGAAATTCAAAACTATACTCCTCAAGCTATCAATTATGCTATTGAGAAAAATATTTCATTTTCCCAACTTGCAATGTATAATAGATGTGCTCATAGATGGTCATTACAGTATAGGGATGGTCATAAAATATTTACGCCTAGTATGCATGCTGTATTTGGAAAAGCTTTACATGAAGCTCTTCAACATTATTTAGACATAATGTATAAAGAAAGTGGAGCAGCGGCTGATAGAGTAGATATTTTAG